TGAGCGCCCGTTGGGCGACCTTGATGTCTTTGACGTTGGTGAGGGTGTTGGACATGGCGTGTTATCAGGCTTGGTGTTTGAGGATGAGGGCTTGTTGTTCCGGGGTGAGCTTGCGCCAGAAGGCGGTCTGCTCGGCGGGATCGGTGATGGCGGCAAAGCGCGCGTGAAGATCGGCCGCCTGGGAGGAGTCTCCGGCAGGGGTCACTTGGGCAGGCATCGTGGTGCCGGTGGAGGCGACGACACGGGCGACTTCGAGTTGCAGCTTTCGATCAAAGTCGCACTGCGAGGCTACCAGCTCGGTGATGCGGATTTGCATCGAGGTGACCTGTGCCTTTGCGGCATCACGCTCGGTAATGAGATTCGCGGCTTGGGTTTTCGCGTCGTCGCGCTCGGCCTTGAGCGTGTCGATTTCGGCGGCGAGCAGTTCCACTTCGCCACGCAGCGAATCGACGTTGGTCGATGCCTCGTTGAGAAGTTCGGTCTGGGCTTGGTGGTCCCGCTGGAGGTTCACGACCTGGGTGCGGGCTTCGGCGAGTTCGTCTTCGATGCTTTTCATCGACCGTGATCCCGTGTCAACCGACGCGGCGTGATAGGCGCGCAGACGACGCATTGCTTCGGCGCGGTCGGGAACCATGCCCGCGAGGTTGTGGCGTTGGGCTTGCTTGCCGCTGAAGGTCTGGCCCTCCATCGCCTCAGCAGGGATCGCACGACCGCGGGAAAGCACTGCGTCATGAAACTCGGCAGCGATCTCGGCGAGATTCGATTGGATCAACTCGCGCTGGTCGTCGGTGAGCGGCGTGCCGGGGGCACCCATTGCCTTGTATTTTCCGACGGAAAAGACCTCCACCTTGAGTCCCGCTTTGTCGAGGGCTGCGGTGTTGTCGATCACCGCCTGCACAACGCCGATAGATCCGACTTGGGCGGAGGGCGTGGCATAGATGGCGCGGGCTTGGCTGGCGATCCAATAGGCCGCCGAACACATGAGGCCGGAGGAGAACGCATAGACTGGCTTGCTTCCATTCAAAGCCTTCACCGCAGCCGCGAGTTCCGGAGTGCCGGCCACCGTGCCACCGGGCGAGTCGATGTTGAGAAATACCGCCTTGATGTCGTCGCGCTCGCCTGCCTCGCGCAATGCCTCGCCGATGTCCTCGGAACTGGTTGCACCGAAGAAGATACGGGCGAAGATGTCGGGCTTGCGCAGGATTGGCCCTTCGATGGCGACCACTCCGATGCCGTCCTCAATGGTGAGCAACGGGCTTTCGGCTGCCTGCTTTGGAAGGAATCCGCCGCGATCCACCAGTCCCCGCAGGGACGCGGCCATGGATTGCAGTGCTTCAGGTTGGATCAGCCACTCGCGATGTTGAATTACCGGGTTCACGCCCGGAATCCGGTGTCAACGGCCAGGAGGAGGCTCTTCCTGCTCAGGCAAGGTGACCGGCATGCCATTAGGCTTCCAAAGCATGTCCACCGGGATGCCGTATTTCGCAGCCGTATCCAGAATGAGCTTCGCATCGCTGGCGCGCCGTTCGATTTCCTCACCGAAATCCGCTCCCTGTTCGTTGAAGTGATCGGACAGGGTTTTTAGCCCCATTTCCACATCGGCGCGGTTTTGTTGGGCCTCGCGTCCGGCGTCCACGGTCACACGCTTTGGTGGCACGGTGCAGATTTTCCACCAGCCATCGACCGGTGGCAGAAGCCTGCGGGCGATTGCGTCGCCGATGACGTAGGCCCACACTGGGCGGATCAGACGACGCTCAAGAATCATCTGGCGGAATGAGAAGCGCCGATCCGCCTTGGCCACGATCAAGCGCACACCCGCACCGCCGACCTTGCTCGAATCCGCCGCGAACTCGAAGGGGATCATGCCGAGCGCGGAGTCACGGCGCAGGTGTTCGAGGAAGCCGGTGAAGGTGGGTGATGGGCGATTCGACTGAAAACTGTCGAGAGACTCGTCGGGTTTGAGTGCGACCAGTTTGCCACCGATGATGCGCTGGAGGGTGACCGGATCGCTCGCTTCGCCTCCACCCGCGCCACCGACCACGAAGTCGCCATGGTCGTCGATCTCACCGCGCGCCGTTTTCAAAATCCGTGACACGTCGGCGTTGTCCTTCACGGCATGCTTCTCCAATGCGAGAAGCTCCATTTCATCGAGGACGTGATTGATGGAGTGCTGGATGGTCGGATGCGAACGCACACCACCCGCCCATTCCGGTTCATGGATATGCAGCACAGATGGCGCGGGCAAATCACGGGGTTTGCCGTTGTCTTCCAGCGTTCGGTAGAAAACTGGTGCGCCCCACGCATCGAGGCCGATTCCATCAATGGTTTCCTGAGAACCGAACTGGTCGCCTATGCGGTGGGATTCGATCAACTGGATGCGTGGTTCGCCTTGGGCATCCCGGGTCTTGTGGATGAAGTATTCACCGTCGATGTCCATGCCCCGGCAGACGAGCGCCTGGCATTCCTCGAACGAAAACCGGCGTGTCACTTCACAACGTGGCGACCACATCGCGAAGTAGGCTTCCGCAGTGCGGTTCCACTCCGGGTTGGGTGATTGCGCTTGGACGCGGATGCCATCGCCGGTCGAGTAAATCGCCATGTTGGCCACCAACTCGCGGACGAAACCCGAATTCTTGTGCATGTATCGCGACTTGCGAACCAGCTCGGTGCGGACACCGGGCGTGAGTTCGTTGCGGGCGTCGGTGGGCGATGCTCCCGGCACGCTGCCACGACGTGGAGACCAGTTGGCCGACTCGTAGGGAGATCCCCATGCCTTCGGCACAAGGATGGGCGGCAAGATCAGATGCGCGATGTGCTTGAGACGGTTCATTTCGGCAGGTGTCCGGAAATGTGTGAAGCGGCGACATTCCGCGGGCGGCCGTAGGTGTCAGGATCAAGCACGCGAAGGGCATGGCCGCATTCCTCAAGCACCTCATCGACCGGCATGGTGAACTGCTTCGATGCCGAACTTCCCGCCTCGTTCCAGGTCATGAGGGTTTTGCCTTCGAGCAGGAATTCCTTCGCCCGCTGCTGGATGGCGAGCACTTCGGAAATCGTGAAGCCGGTGATGAAGAGTCCGCGTGCCATGGATCACTTGCCTTTCCAGGTGGCGTTGCGCCCCCGCGCGTCGATGTGGACGAAGCCGGACGAAGGGTAGATGCCGAGACCTCCGGTGAACTTGCCCGCCTTGCGCCACTCAAGCAGCCGGTCATAGACGCGCTGCGGGCTGATGCCGTCGAAAGCGATGTCGAGCGCCGTGAACTCTTTGTGCTGGCTGAGAGGTGCGCCGCCCACCGCCTTGTTGTAATCGGGCGAGCGGTATGAGCTGATGATACGGCAGGGTTTGCCGAAGGAGGCGCGGAGATCGTCCACGATGCGGAGCGCAGGCACGATGTTCTTCCAAATCTGTTTCGGCGGTGGGCTGTTCTTCACGCCCTTGCGCTCGCGGGCAAAGTAGCTGGTGAACTCACTCGCGCCGAAGTGGCGAAACTTCTGCGCGGCGAACCACTCACTGAATGTTTCGTTGGCCATGGCTTACTTCGCGGTGCGGGGTTCAACCACGATCTCGACGCGACCGTCCGGATTGACCCGGATCAGCCCATCCTTGCTGATGAATTCACCCGTGATGCCCGGGGGCATGGCGCACGAGGAAAGGAACGGCAGGGTCAGCACCGCCATGGCAAAGCAGAACAGACCGATCTTGAACGATTTGTTGGGCTTGCCGTCGTCGAAGAGATCGCCGAGCACGACGACGAGTTCTTTCAATGCCAGCGCGGCGGGACCAGCGATGAGCAAGTATTGCGCCTTGTCCGCGTCGAGCAGGTTGGCGATGCCCGAGAGGTCAATCGCGGCCATTGTGGTGAGACCGGAACCAAGGAAGGTGAGGAAGCGGAGGATAGTGACGGTTTTCATAACTCTCCGTCCGGGGTGTCAACCGGGGCAGCAGCGATGGACTCCCGTCCGACGATCTTGAGCATGGTCGCTGCGGCGGCCTGTTCCGCCTCGCAGTCGAAGTAGTGGTTCGGCCGTGATCCGATCTGCTTCCACATCCACTGGCCCTTTTCCTTGATGCGCTGCTCGCTTTCCATCTGGGCGAGGTAGTCATCGTCGATGTCGTCGGGGACCTCCCATGTCGGGCCTTGGCATGGATCCTGATTGCGACGCAGGCGTGCGAGCGTATCCTTGATATTGAGGTTGCTCCAGTAATGGACGTGGCAGTGCTGGCGATGCGAGAGCACGACCTTGCGCCGGGGCGAGTAGAACCGCTGGATCGTTTTGCCGTCGCGTCCCTTGTGGGCATAGACAGGGCGACGGTCGCCGATTAGAGCCACCCATCCGCGCTTGGCGCATTCGCGATAGACGTCGTAGGTCGCATAGCCGGCGTCGAGAAAGACAAGGCTCGGGTGAACTTCGAAGCGTTCCTGGATCACGTCGATGTCGGTGAATGAAAGAATGCGTTCGTTCCACATCAGTCGGCTTGATCCCTCGGCAGACCATGAGCGGACAACGACGAACAGGTGATCCATCTGGCAGTCCACCGTGATGAAACGCAGCGGGATCAGGCCGGTGCGCTCGGGCAGCGGGGCGGCAATCACGCGTCCTGTCTTCGGATCAATCGCGCCTTCCTCTTCCCACGTCTCGCCGCGCTTGTAGCCGGATTTGACGATTTCGAGTTTGTAATCCTCGACGTATTCGCGCCACGGCAGACCAAGGCGTTTCTGATAGAACTGCTGAAGCAACGATACGTCTCCTTTCCGCGCCGACGCCTTCGCCCGCAGATACAGTTCCGCAAGCTGCCCCCAGCTCATCGCGCAGAGTGCGTTCCAGTGGAAACCGACGTTTTCCTTCGATGCTTTCGGGTTTTTCGCCACGAAGGCACCGGTGGCGTTGAGTTCGCGCCGTGTCCGCTCGCCATCGTTGAAGTAGTGGTTGCACGACTCGCAGCGCATCGCGGCGGTGCGCCGGACCTCGTCGAAATCCCACTCGCCGGTTTCATCGCGGGCCGACTTGCTCCATTCCACGCATTCCCATTTGAACGGTTGGCGGTGGCCGCATTCCGGGCACGCAAACGTCCACTCGCGCTGGTCGGTCATCTCGAATTTGCGATGGGTGTCGTCGTCTTCCTCGCCGCCCTGACTCATGAAGATGCACTTGCCCAGCCAACCGAAGGCGGTGACCCGCGCCTCCGCTTCCGCCATGTGCCCCTGCGGCCAGCGCCAGGTTTCATCGCCGATCAACCAGCGGATCGAACGACGTTGGAGGTTGGTCTTGTTGTGCGCTCCGAGAATCCAGAGCGTCATGCCGTTGTTGAACTGAATCGCGTTGTTCTTGCGCTTGTGGCGGTGGATGCCGGTGGGCATGAGCCGTGCGACCGGCTCGCATTGGTCGAAGAGTTTCTGCAGGCGTGATTCGGAATAATCGCGGGCGTCCTCGTCTGTTTGATCGAGCCACAGCGCGGGTCCCGGAAGGTTGGAAATGATGTAGCACAGAGTCAGCTCCGGGGCTGTGGTCTTCGATGACTGCACCGAGGCGATGATTGAGACGAGCCGGATGCGCGGATCGACCAATGATTCCATGACCTCACGAATCCACGGCGAGTTTTCCGAGCGGAAGCGTCCCGGGTTGGGTGAATACGGAATGGCCTCGATGTGATCCTCACACCATTGCCAGGCAGGGCGGCGGTCTGGTGGCTGCCATGCCTCACGCCAGATTTCCTTGAGCGCGTTCATGATTCGTGGAGACAGAGGAGGACTTCATCAATCGCGCGGCGGCATTCCCGCTGGATGCCGGTGGCGTCGAGACCGGAAAGAACGGGCGGAAGCTCATTTTCGAATTTGGCGCGGAGGATGGACGTTGCTTGGGCGACCAAGCCGATCCATTCCTCGCGGACCTTGGTGAGCGCGACGTATTCGCCCTTCTTCACCGCGATGCGAAGCTCACGTTCCTCAACTTCTGCTAGAAGCTTACGAGCCTTCAGTGCCTCCTCGTTGCCGACCGGCACGCGGCCTGCATTCAGCCCCCGCATTCGAACGAATTCGCGCCAGTCGGCGACCGGCCACATTCCGTTGGAAAGTGCCTTGGGTGAGCCTTCCATCTTTTGCCAAGTGGAAAGCGTTCGGCGTGAAACTCCCAAGGCGGCGGCCAGTTCCACGAGATTTTGCGCGTAGGCGAGCGTTTCCGCGCTGCCGGCCGCCCGTGATTCGATGCGGGCGCGCTCAGCCACCGTCAGCGGTTTGCCTGCCGCGACCTTCTTTACGATGTTCTGGAAGTCGGCATCGAGGATCTTCCCGGCGACTTCCGGATCGAGAGAGGGCCGCCCGTCATCATGGGGCCGTGGCTTGCTCATGGTTTCACCGCCACCCATCCGGCGAAGTTCAGGTGCCGCCAGAAGCAATCGACGGACGTGAATCCTTCCTGGTGGAGAAGTTCCTCGTTCCAGCGGGCGGTGACGGGCACCAACACGCCTTCGAGCGACATGCGCTTGCGGTCGATCTGGCTCTCCGAATATCCGTTCTCGCGCTTGATGTTAAGGAACAGATTGACGAACGCCTCATCGAGCTTCGACGTCGCACCGAGCACCTTTTCCACGAGGATGAAAGCACCGCCCGGAGCCAGCGACTCGAACACACGGCGGATGATCTGCTGGCGGTATTCGATGGGGGTGAATTGCAGGGTGAGCACCGAGAGCACGAGGCTGGAGGTCACACCGGGGAACTCATGGCGCAGGTCGGCAGACTGGATGCTGACGCGATTGCCATGCGGGTGGTAGTTGAAGTTCTGACGTGCCGCCTCGATCATCGGCTCGCTGATCTCCAGGCCGATGTAGTCGTTGGCCGCGCCGAAGTTGGAGACGAACGGCAAGAGCGCCTGGCCGCGGGAGCATCCCATGTCGATAATTGCGGTTTCGGGTTGCACGAAGCGACGGCCCACCTCGAAGGTCACCATCCGCATCGCGTTGTATTGCGGGATGCTCCGCTGGAGCATGTCGTCAAAAACCGCCGTCACTTCCTGATCGAACTGCCAGGCTCCGCGTGGAATCACCTCGTCACATTGGGCTTCACTCATGCCCGCGTGGCGGATGTCAACGCGGTGATAGAAATTGAGTGAGTAGTGTGAGGTGAGACGACGTGCGCATGCTTATTCAGCCAGGCACTCTACGTCCGAAACGACTTCGCCTCCACCTCACGCCGCGAAACTGTCAATTTACGGTGGGAAAGCAACACCTGCATTTCTCATTCTCGCGGCAGCCGTTTGACGATGCGCGTGCCCTCGGTCAGGCATGTGCCCTCTTCCGTCACCCAAAAGCACGGGATGCCGAATTTGGCATACATCTCGCGGCTCCGTGGGTTGCTTTCAATCGCGAGATAGTGGGCGTCCTCGCCGTGGAACGGGAAAACATGCTGCTTGAGCAAATGCTCTTTGATGGCCGGTGGGTTCCACCAGCCCTTCGGAGCGAAGCACGCTTCCTGCGGCCGCCATCCGGTCTGCTCCTCGATGCGATCCAGCGTTTTCCCCATCCAGGTGATCGGGCGTGCCGTCATGATCACGACCGTGTGAGGCCGCACGAGTTCCACCAGCCATTGCCGGTATTGTTCGTTGGCGAGTCGCTTCTCCATGCGCTCGGGCGTGGTGCCGTGCTTGGGCGAGTTCGCCACCAGCGTGTAGTTGAGGTCTAGCAGGATGATCATAGGGTAATCTGAAGACGTTGAGAGAAAGAGTCCATGGCGCATTGCGCGAGTTCCATGCGGGTGCCGTCCGGATAGGGCAGATTGAATTCGAACTCGATGGCCGCACGCAGGCGGGCTGGATCGACGGGACGTGCCGACGCACAGGCCGCGTTGATGTTGTTGGAGAAGTCATCGACCTTCACCGAGCGGAAGAACGGGCCGAAGAGATCACGGAACTCCGAAACGGTGTGATACTTCTGAACCTTGGGTTTGTCCTGAAAATCACCGATGCGAATTCCCGGTTCGTAGTCGAGTCTGAACGCGATGTTGCCAGCGTTGGATTCATTCATGAACGCCTTGCCGTTGACCTGCCGCCAGCCGGATTCGCCCGCGGACGATGCGCAGGCATAGACCTTGGTGAACGGCTTGCACAAGGCGGCGCACAGGCAGGCGATGTGCTCGCGGTCCTCGCGGAAGGGCACGGAATTCAGCACGCTTGCAATAAAGATGCTGGTCCACTCCTTGCCCGCCGCCACTTCCGCTAGAAAGGCGCGTGCCAGTTCCACGCTCTCCGCCTTGTTGATGCCCCCTGGTCCAAGGCGATACGGTTCGAACGGCGTGCAGTCGATCCCGGCCTGGCGCAGAAGGAAGGTTTCCGTCAGGTGGCC